GGACGATCCGATATTATAATTGATGATTATCGGTGTTCATTTTGCGCGTTCAACGAGTTGTTGCGCTTGCTGGATAGGTATCCTTACCAGGCGCAGATAAAGGGCGGGACAGTTCAAATATCTGCAAAGCGCATATTTATAACGGCTCCAAAAAGCCCTGCTGATATGTGGGTATCTAGGACTGAGGAGGATTTAGCACAATTGACTCGGAGAATTGAGCATGTCAAGTATTTTAAGCCGGAGGGGGTTATTAATAACCCCCAACCGGTGATAATTGATCCTGGGGTATGATATTTATGACATTGTATGAAATAATCATATTATAATATAAATGTCTCCGCCAGTAGAATATTGGCAGAACGTTGAGTATCTCGAGAAGCAATTAGCTAGTGGTGACATTTCTCCTGCTTTTGCGAAGAGAGAGTTAGATTCATTAAACGAATCATACCGCGGCGAAGGTGTACGTTTAGCTAATTGGGAACGTATTAGTAAAAATAAGCAACCCACTTCCATGAAGCGTCAGCGAAGTGGTGATGGATATGTAGCTAAGGGACGTAGCACTCCTGCACAACGTGGCGCTTGGGCGTCAGGCAAATTCAGTAGAGTTAAGCCTTGGTCTACATGGGGCGCAATGCGTGTTCAGCGTGGAACCCCGGAGAATCTTGATAGGTTTGGTCAAAGTTTTAAGACTGCGACGCAGGCCCAACGTGATATGCGTAAAGCTCTTGGTTATACCGGGCGTGGGATGTATACTGGAAGAGGTAAGAAATTGTCTGGTAGAGGCGAGTACAGTATGAGTAATGAGTTGATTGCTGGTTCCACGAGCAGTCCTCCTGTGTTTCAAAGCGCTGGGGACGAGGCAGGAGCCCTAATGATTAGTCATCGTGAATATGTTGGCGATATATTTGCTCCGGCTAGTGCTGTCGTTTCTGATTTTACTGTGCAGTCTTTTCCATTGAATCCTGGGCTTGAACAGACTTTTCCTTGGTTAAGTCAGATTGCTCAGAATTATGAAGAATACGAATTGAAGCAATGTGTGTTTGAGTTTGTTAGTACCGTCCAGGATATTAATTCTACGAATGGTCAAGTGGGAACTATTATCACTGCTACGCAGTATAACCCCAGCAGACCTGATTTTACTGATAAGCCAGCAATGGCTGCATATGCCCACAGTGTGTCTGGTAAGTCTACTGATAATCAGACACATGGGGTTGAATGCGATCCTATGAAGTTGTCGGGCGCTGAGGGTAAGTTTGTTCGTGCTAATCCTGTTATGACTGGTGAGGATTTGAAGACGTATGATCATGGACGTTTTCAACTTGCAACTCATAATATTCCTAGTGCTATGGCTAGTGGAACTTTGGGTGAGTTGTATGTACAATATACTGTGTGTCTGAGAAAGCCTAAGTTTTTCACCGGACGTGGTCTTGGTCTTACTCGTTACCTTGAGGTTTGTGATGCAGATACCTCAGGTGCTATTGCATTCACTAAACCTTTTGGTGATGATGGAGATGAACTTGTTGGAAAACAGAACAATCTTAAATTGAGTATTGTGAAGAACACGAACGAAACCGTCATCACGTTTCCTGCGTATTACGGTGGTCGTTTGAGGTTAACATTTAAGATTGAGGGTACCAGTATTGCCGGAGGAATGGCTTCTTTCGCTGTTGCAGGTAACGTAAGTTTTGTGAGCGATTTGTATTCGGCTGGAGGCAAAACTGCTGATAATCCCGATTATAGAATTGGTATTGATACTGCTGAGGGTTGTATTGCCATTCTTAGTGTTAATGTGGAACCGGCTACTAATGCTACTGACAATACTTTGACTGTTACGCATAGTTTAACTGCTGGCGTCATCAATCAGAGTTTTATTGATTGTACTGAGTATAATACTTTTCAGTCTTTGGGAGCGCCTGAGCTTGTTAATGCTGCTGGTACAGCTGTTATTCTATAGAATTAAAATATGAAAACTCTAATTAGAACTTTCATATTTTAATCATGTTGTTAATTAAATTAAAATTTACAGGTAATCGTTTTGTCTCCACTTGTTGTTCTGAGGACGTT